ACATCTTTCCCGTACTAGCGTCCTCTTCTTCCTTGATAAATTTTTCAAGGTTTTGAGAATATTCAGATACGATTTGTCGACAATCTTCATCATTCATCAAAAGCGAGAAGCCATTATCTTCAGTATAAGGAATTTCTTTTCCATCGATAACAAAATTCCCCCAATCGATGAGGATAGCATTTGCAAGAGCTTTACAGAGAATCTCTCTTAAACTATCTTCATCACTGGTGGTAGTCATATCAGTAGCAAGACGTCTTTGATAGGGTTTCGAAAGTCGCATAAAAACAGTCTTGAATTTCTGATTAGTGCTGCGTGCAATTTTAAGTTTCACGCCCCTATAAGTAGTCCAAGATCCGTTGTTTACCGCTTCTTCATCAACTGGAGTAATTCGCAGGGTATTCATTATTAATCCTTAATTATTATATGTGATTGAACATAACTTGACAAGCCGAAGGCGTGTCGTACAGAGCGCGAAATGAACCATTCAACATTAGAAAATTATCTTTTCCATCAATTGGTGGCTCAAGAGCAGTAAATTTGCAACGAGGAAGGTGAATTGCAAAAGCATTTGGAGTTGAATCTTCAGCTACAAGAACCAAAGCAAAAGAAGTCGAATTCAAGAAGAGATTGTATTGAGCTACTTCCTCAAAATAAATTCGAATATCTCCAGTAATATCAAGTGTATAACTAGCTAGATCAGTAGCTCCCAAAACTCCAACTTGTTTAGCAGGAGTAATGTTATTATTGATTGTAATAGACGCTGATTCAAATTTAGCGGTTCCCGTTAGACCAGCAGCGTAAATTTTAGCGAGTTTAACAGAAGTTGCAGCGTTCATTATTGTATAAGCAGGAATAGCAACAAAAGATTGACCAGCAATACCGGTTACTGTTGCTGATTCAACAAGACCTTTAAGACCAAAACTCCCACCGAGAATCGCACCGAGAGCGTAGTTTAGAACCAATTGAGAAATTTGGCATCCAGTATAATAGAAGAAAACAGGAGTTGTAATACCTTGAACACGCTTACAAAATGAATAGCTAGATGGAGTATTCGTGCCATTCGCTCGAGAAACTGTTTTAATGGTTACCGATGCGCCAGTTGCTTCAACTGTTAGTGTTGCATCAACAGTAATTGCACCAGTTGCAACCCCAGTTACTCGGAAATACCCATTATTTGCAGCATTTGCAAAACCAGAAGTTTTGATAATTTGACCGACTTTAACGTTTGCAGTTACAAAGTTAACAGGCAAACTAGCGAATGTAGAAGCTGTTACAGAAATTGTAGTTACTGTAGTAATAGCAACAGTGTTAATTGTGGTATTTTGAAGCAAGGCATCAAAAATTGGCTTGAGAGGAGTATAAGACAATTCAAAATTAATTGCATCAGCTCCAACCATAGAATCAACGACAATCAAGTCATCAACTGCTCGGTCAGATCTAATTACTTTAGAAATTTCAGTGGATAGATTTCCACTAGGAGCTCCACCAGTTGTTGGCAGCAATTGAAATGCTGGAGTAGCTGGAGTAGTTCCTGGAGTAGATTCTAAAACGTAACTTATATCAGTTCTATTAGTGGATGTAACAGTCATTTACCAGCACTCCTATTGCGCCTCGTAAGGTATTTTAACATTCAATTGATGAAAACCAGTTTCGACATCTTTTACACGTCGAATACCTTCACCTACGTTATCTACAAAACCAGCGTAGGTAAATATTCCAGAAAAGTTTTTGTTTTCGAGAATACTTAAAATTGTGTCAGAAAGACGATATCCGTCTCCGACTCCTTGATCTAGAGGTATAAAGACTTGTATTGCTATAAAACCGCGAAGTCTAGGAACATCTGAGCCTAATACAACATTTAAAGAAGCTCCTGGGGCTAAAGAAAAACGAACCCAAGGAGTTAATGAATTAGGTAATTGAATTGAAGAATTCTGCCATGCGATTGGGGTAGTTATTCCCCATCCAGCGCTAAATGCGGTTTCGAGAGTAGCTCTTAGCGTGTCAAAATTCATTTTTGAGGGCCACCGACAGATTCACCACGAAGTCTCATTGCCACTCGAGTACTCGCAACAGCTTCAGCATTAGATACTGCGGTTTCAATAAACATTGCGGGAGCTTGTTCACTCCAACCATCATTCAAATATTGGATATAATCCAATGGATTAGTTATAAAGAGAGTATTGAACCTAGAAATAGGCGGTCTTTCTGGTTCACTATACTCACCAGGTGGTAATTCTTGTATACTACCATCTTTAGAAATACCCCAGTTAGCTCGGGCTCTGCCAGAACTAACTGGGGTCGTTAGCATCAAATTTTTCCATATTTCAATAACGAGAATTCTAGCAGTTGTATGAATTGTGCTATCTACTTCAGATACAAATTCATCAATGCCAGTTACTTGCATATTGACTTTCATTCTACGCCCCGTATCTGTAATTCCCAGATTACTTTAGCAGGGTCTTTAACAATATTGATAATTCTAAAGTTTTGAGTGTCATCTGATTTAACGATTATATCTCCTATTCTCGGTTCAAGACTAAGTTCGTTTTGAAGAACAATTAGTTTGATATCCGTAGGTTCTATATTCGAATTTAATATTTCTGGCTGATTATAGCTCGCAAACACGCCCCGTGAGATTGACGATATAGGAAACGAAACTCCAGCAAGTGCCCCAGTGGTAGCACTATACTGGCCTCTCAAATATTGTTTGAGAGTAAAAGACAAAACAGCATCTGCTAAATCAGTATCAAATGCTTCAGCAATTGCAGCTTGAGTATCAGCAGTAAGTCCCATTATGCTCTCGCCACAGGACTATCAGATGATCTAGAAGTCAATCGAGAAGTTCCAGCTATTAGTTGAGTTATATCTGGAAATGGATCAACCCAATTAGTATTTCCTATATATCTTTTTCTAGATGTTACAGAACCTGCTTTTACCTCAACCTCAGCAAGAGGATTTGGATCAGTAGTTTGACGTAAAAATAGGCTTTGGGTAAAGTGATAATTAGCCAGAGTTGCATTAGCTAATTTAACATCTAAAGGGACATCGGCAACAGCAATAGAACTATCGAAAGAATGAGAGTAGTTCGAATCAAGATATACACGAGCCCAACCTAAAGCTTCGTTTTTCTGATCATCAGTTTTATGAATCCATAGTTCCATGTCTGCATTAAGCACTTCAGCCTCAGCTAAAGTGGTGTACGGAGTCGGAAGATTATCTTTAATTGCCATTACCTACTACGAAAAAAGAGGGTACGCCGAATAGGCGCGTACCCTTTAGCCCCGCGAAAACTATTTACCAGGCTTTTTAACTGTATCATCTACAGTCTTGTCTGGGGTCGCTTGGGGCTCTTTCGTTGTTGTCCATCCTGCTTTTTTCATGTCGTCTACTTGATCGAAGTCGACTGATGCAGTTTCTTCTCCGCGATACATTTCCATTAATATTACTCCGAGGGGTTAGAAGAAGGGGACTAGTCCGAGTAAGAAATTCAGAATAGTCCCCACAAAGAAACAATAAAAGGGGATTTCTCCCCTTCTATTACCTCGCAGTCAAGAGCGTAATACGACGTGCGTCGTAAGCAACTGCTCCAATAAGCAAATCCATAGAAAGAGTATCTTTCTTAGTGGTCATATCATAACCTTGAACTACTCGAATCGAGTATCCATTGTTTGATACAATTGCAGAGGGTTTGTCACTCGGCGGATCCAGCATCGGCATTGCAACAGCCATTGCAGAGCTATCAAAGATTGCTCCGCGAGCTGCTGTAATTGAAGCACCAGCCGAAGATACTGTCACAGCAGCACCGTGAACCAGAGGTTCATCAATCGGATCCACCAGAACAATCGTAGTAGCCAGAGCAGCACCACCCGAAGATACTTTCAGAGGACGCTTAGCTCCTGCAATCAGGATACGGTCGCCAGCAAGGAAACCGCCGGCGATTGCAGCAACAGTCAAAGTCGTCATACCTACCAGAGAAGTAGTACCACTGGTTGTATTAACCGTTGTAGTACCACTCGAACGCGTATGAGTATAAGTCGGAAAGTTAACCGAAGCAACGAAGTTCATGCCCATGGCATAACCCATCATCGCTTGATCAAATACCGTCCTACCCGATTCACCGCGGTTTGTCCAAGTGGAAAAGTATGTCGCACCAAGCAGAGCCGCTTCAAGCGTCGGATCTACAAGACAAATACGACTGGTCGGATCGAGTTGCTGCAGATTAGCTGTTTTACGAGCCAGTGCCATATCAG